GCGCTCGCTGGAATCGGTCCTTGGCTCAGATTCTTGTTTCCTTCTGGTGGCGGCGGTGGCTTTGGCGTGCCATCTGGCTGCAGCTTTCCAAGCGCAATCTCTTTCGCAGTTTTGAATTCATCGCTGCTGCGAACTGCTGTAGCAGTGTCCTGAATAAGTTTTGCCCGGTCAGCTAGGTTCGGCTTATCAATCCCTTCATTTTGCGCACGCCATACGTTCAGTTGATTCTGAAATTCACGCTGATATAAACCGCGAACAGTATTTTCAAAAATCTTGTATCGCTGAGCCGTGGCCTCTGACTGGCCTTTTCGATAAACCCTTTGTCCCGTAAAAGACCTGCCTGGCTTCAGCGCTGCAATTGCAGGATCCAGCAGATCTGATTTCACATAGTTATTGATTTCACTAGTTACACCTGTCGGGGAATCGTTGAGCACATCGATTCTGTCTTGGATCAGCTTTGTCAACCTTGCTCTTTCTGCTATGCGATTCTCAGCACCAACAATTCTTTCAATATAACTGGCCAGCCTATTGTCAAAATCTTTCATCTCGTCCTTGTCCTTGAGCTGTTCTATCGTCAAGCCGTCAATGTAATCCTCAATTTTTTGAACATCATCAGCATCAACAGGGCCGCGCATATCAACTCCAACGCCTGCCGCAATTGCCTCTTCATTGCCAATCCAAGAACTTAGTTTCTGCGCACGGTTTCGCAGACCTTCTTTTTCATACTTCTCATCAATCGCACGAACGGCTTCATACCACTCAGGAGAATTTTCAATCAGCCCTGCAGTTGCCTTCTCAAGATCTTGCTCAAACTTGTTCTCTAAAGCTTGCTGCTCTTCGTTGTAAACAGCATTACTGGTCTCAAGCGCTTTCCTTGTGTAATCAGCCAGCTCATAGGGCCTAGATTCCAGCCAGGTCGGACGCTTGCTGAGATCATCCTTGCCCTCTTCGTCAAAAACTCTCCGGCCCCAACGAACATTTTGAATGGCCAGCTCATACCGTGGGCCGCCAGTCGCCGCGAGATAAGTCAGCTGTTGTTTGATTTTCTCAACTGCTTTGATTCTGTCTTCACCACCCAGCTGGGCTAATTGTGCATCAATGTCATTGCTAATTTTGAGCCCTGCTGCCTGCGCCCAAAGCTCTTTGTTGTTTTCAAAGGTGATCACACCATTTGGCGTCAAGACGCCATTGGTGGCAACACTCTTAACAGACCTGGCTGCTTCCTGACCTGTCAGCCGAATAGTCGAATCCAGCAGCTCGGCGTTATACAGCTTGCTTTGAGTTTGAGTGTATTTATCCCACTGCCGGTTGACTTCAGGCGTCACATAGTAATTTGCCTCAAGCTCACTACCAGTCAGGCCAAACCGCTTATAGACCTCCTGCGTTAGCCGCATCTTGCGGTCACCAAGCTCTGGGCTTCCAGGCTTAATTCCAGACAGCTCCCCCGCATTCTTGGCAAGATCGCCTTGCAACGCTGTAGCGACTTGACCGGCTGCCTGCTGAGCTAAGGCACGGCGACGGCCAATAGCTTTCCAAGGATTCGCTTCACGCAGCAAGCTTGCGCCCACTGGATCCATTTTTGACAACCGGGTTTGCAACGCTGCCGCTTCTTCCCCGCCTTTCTCCTGATTGATCTGCATCTGCAGCCGAGCTCTTTCGGCCTGATTTTTTGCTTCCTCGTAATATCCAGCCTCAATGTTGCTAGTGGCATACATCTTGAAGCCACGGTCAATCCCTTTTGTGAGCTCTTTACTGAAAGGCGCCAATGAAGTGGCCAGCTGCTCTATCTGATTGAAGCCAGCAACTGATCCTGGACTCTGCTGTTGCGACTGCACAATTGTGCTGACGTTCCCAAGCAGTGACGGCTGTGACGCATTGGCCCGCCTGAACTGTTGCGGCTGAATGAATGAACTGATCGGCTGCGCTTGTGGCCGGATCTGATTGTTGAAAAGACGTTGCATCAGCTACTCAGAAGATTGCTAAACGACAGGTCGATGCCACCCAGCAGCCCACCCCCTGGAGTCCCAGGGCCGCTCGTGCTGCTCGGGGTCTGCAGTCGCTTCATTGAGTTGTAGGTGTTGAAACCAGTGGTGACACCACCCAGCAATCCAGTTCCAACATTCATCGCGAACGCTGCGTTGCTTGGAGGTGCACCCGTCCTGGTCGGTGGCGGTGGAGTGATCAGCGTTGGCAGCGGTGCAAACGGTGCGATCGGATCCTGGAATTCCTGGCCCTCGTAGAACGTCTGGCTGTTCCACCTGCTCAGATACTGCGCAACCTGCCCTGCCTGCGCTCTGCTGTATTGGCGATTTCGCAAGTCAGATTCGATTGCTGCCAGCGACATCTGATCACCCAGCTGAAACGCATAGTTGTTGACGATGCGATCAACGCTGTTGCCTTCGACGTTCAGCGCTTGCACTGATGCCCTCGCCGAAAGCGCTCTCCATTCATATTGCTGTTGAGCAACAGCAGAAGCCATCTCTGCTTCTGCCAGCTGGTCACTCAATGCAGCGCTGTCATTGACGAAAGCAGCACTGCTGGCTGCGCGATTTTCAAAAACAACCTCAGCCTGATCAGCCTCACGCAGCAACTCAACATTCCGCTGCGAATTAACGAACGCCCGCTGCTGGTTGAAATTGAACGTCTCGCGCCAAAACTGGTTCTGCTTATTGGCGTCTTGGACCTTGGCGTTGAATCCTGCCTGCCAAATAGAAAACCTGTTATTGGCATTCTGAAAAGCAAGGTCAGAAATGTATTTCTGCTGTTGCGCCTGCCGGTTGGCAATTGCGCCCATCACACCAGTAACGGCATTTACGCCGCCACTGATCAACCCCATGGTCAATGGATCCATCAGGCAGCCCTCCAGAATTCACTGAACAATTCAGCACTTGGCCCCATTGGCCGTGGAGTCGCAACCTGAAAACCGAGATGCTTCAGCCAGCGAATGCTGCGCGTGTTCTTGGCATAGACATCATTGCCAATGGCCATGCCAGCACGCTCAAGACAGGTCTCAACCCATGATCGCCCTTCTTTGCAGAGTTGCAAACGTCTCTCACGGGTGGCGGTCAACTTCTCAGTGCCGAGTAGCCAGATCCTATTGCGCACCAGACCCGTCAGAGCCAATGGTTCGCCATCCTCAGCCGCAATACAGCGGACCAAATCGCTTTCTGACCAGCTCCACATCACAGCTTCCGTCGGGGTTGCGCCATGACTGAGCCACACTTCAGTCTTGTCTTCCTCTCTCAAATTGATTGCAACATGAATTGCTGCCTCTTCAGTTGCGTCAGCCCATTTCATTGAAGTGATTGTGCTCTGGTGGTTAGGAGAGCGACCCATTCACAGGTGGAGAACTTGCAGGGTATGGGCCGATCACTTCGAATTTCAACGTAGATCTGCTCGCCATGCCCGTAAATCGGGATGTTGAATACGCCTTCGAAATAACGAACACTGTCAGCGGTCATATCCGTCAACGGTGGCTTGCCAATCGCTGCGTTGCGGACGCCAGAAATTGTGCCGTCGTAGGTGTATTCACCGCTAGGTCGATACTCAGGAAGCACCACCACTTTGAAGAATCCGGTTTCGTGATACCGAAGCTTCGCTGTTCGAACCTGCGTTCTCATCGCATTGGCTGCAGCTTTCCCGCCACCAATGTCTTTCACCATTTTGAACTTGGTGAATCGATACCTGAATTCATACGGCTCACCAGCAACGCACTCAACGCCTGAATAATTGCCAGACACGACAATCTCAGTCCCAGCCTTTGTCTCGCCCAGCAGGACTGGCCCGGTTGATGCTGGGTCGGACATGTCCCACATCGACCAGATCTGTGTCTTAGCGGCAGCCGTGTAAGGCAACGTGAAAGTGGTCTGATTGGTTTGAATGTCGTAGACACCAGCTGCCATCCGCACTGATGCAGGCGTATCGGTCGTGGTGTCAACGCGACGATCAAGCAGCATCGCGTAGGGAGCAACACTGGCTGTTTCTTCCTGCCGGTCCTTGACGCTCATCTTTTCGAGATACACGTCATCGCCGTATCGCATCAGCAGATAAAGCTCTTCCTCAACGCAAAGCACCTGGAGAATTTCGTCAACACCGAGAAATTCCCAATAACTCCATGACGACTGTGCACGCTCAACACCGCCGCCTTGATTCCTGAAGAAGTATTTGTAGGTATAAATGCGATTCCTGTAATCAGTGCCGCCTGCCGTGTTTTTGCCGCTGATTGCAAACAGCGCATTGCCGGTGTCATTGATCGTGAGCTTGAAAAGATCTGACGGGATATAGCTGCTGACATATCCAGTCAGGTCAGCAGCATCAGCTGTCAGAGCAGTGCCAGCGCCTCGGACACTGAACTCACGCATCTGAGTCCATTCACCGTTCTGCTGAGCAAACATGATTCCGCCACCGGCCTGTTGCGGACGGCAGTTGGTGTCCACCTCGTATTGGGTCAAAACAGTCAGCTGAGCCGTCTTGGGCGTCAGCACGGTCTCCGCCGCGTTGAACCTGAACTGATACTGCGAGCTGAACAGGATCAATTCATCCTGATACGGCACTGCATATCGCAGCACTGAAACCTTGTTATTACTGGCGACAAGATCAATTGGATCAGTGTCCAGCACCGCTGTCGTCGTGGCCGGAAAGAATTTGAAGAACTCTCTCGTCTGGGTCAGGATGACGTTCTCGTCAGCCAAGAATCCCAACCGATTTTTGTATACGAAAACATCGTTGATTGGATAACCAATAAAGCTGGGATCTGGCGCTGTGTCGTAGTCACCACAGGTGCGTCCACCCCAGCTGGGAACTTCACCAATATCAGCAACCGTTTGACCATTAGCAGCGCCAAACCAAAACTCACCGTTGGCCTTGCGCACCAACAGGTGCGGCATGGTGTCAGGGTCAACCAGATACTCAACGCCAGGACTAACTGTCTCCAGCCATGAGCCTTCATCAAAGGCAGCAGGGTCGTAATCGTCAGGGTCGCTTACATCAGAACCACGGGGCTGGAACTCCACGTAAAAGCCAGTAAACTCTCGTCCCGGATCTCCTTCAATCGTGACTTGATAGCCGATTGGTGCAATCGTTGGCAGGTCGGTGAATGCCTGCACACTGTCGAGAATGGCAGTGATGTCGGCGTTGGACCTGGCGTCAGAAACTGCAACTGAAATAGGGTTAGCGCCACGAATCCAGATCACCGAACCCTGCTGCGTCATGGTGTATCCGGTCAGCCCTGCATTCGTCAGTCCAGTGATGATTGCCTCTGCAATCTCTTCTGAGCTGATCCTGTTCTCTTCGACAGTGCCGCCACTGCTGACAACAGGCGCAACAGGTGTTTCAACCTCAACTTCATTGCCGTTGACGTTGACGATGTAGGTCTGGCCGTAGTTCGCAGCACGAATCCAGATCAGGCATTCATGAGGAAACGGTCTGGCAATGGCTGGCGCCACATCCGCCTGCATCGCCGTGTTCGTGTTTAGGTTGCAGATAAACGTGAAGTCAGCAACCGTGACAGCCCGGACCTGACGGCGTGCGTCAGTGACCGTATTCAAATAGTCGAAAGCATCACCATCTTCCTCAACGGTGATTTCGTTGCCATCCAGGTCAAACACCTGAATGGAGTTGTTGGTGATGACAGACAGATACTCCTCAGACTGATCCCTCAGGATCGAATGAACAAAAGCATCTCCAAATGGAGTCTCCGAAACACGCGCCAACGTCCGCGTGAAATCACGTTTGCGCAAGCCTTCAGCAATTGAGCTGACGGCATTGATCTGAATTGCGCCCTGCGTTGGATCCCTTTGTGCGTCTGGCTGTTGCGAAATTCCTTGGACGAGTGAGGGGATTGTGTAGCTGACGAGATTAGCCAACGTAGCTGCCTCCAAACATTGAACGACGCAGACCCTGCTCAGCGCTGTAGGTCGGCATCGGTCCAGAGAACGGCCCGCCAGTCAGTGAATTTGGCTGCGACTGTTCCATCTCCACTCGCATCAACTCCGTCATTGCTGCCTGCTCATCAATGGCGGTGTATTGCACCAAGGAGTCAGATCCGAGCATTCGAGATGCAAACACCCGTGCTGAACGAATTGTCGTGTAGCGGTTGTAAGCCTCTGGTGAATCGTCCCAAGACATCAACCAGATGACATCAGCCTTGATCGGTGCATCGGTGTCCGGGATTTTGAACGTCTTCTGTTTGCGGTCGTAAACCCTGGTGCCGCGCAGCTGGTAGCGGCCGTCGTATCTGTAAGGGTCAACTGTCCAGGACAGCACCTGAGCAGAAACATCAACCTCACCGGTGCTTGCATCGCGCTCAAACGGATATTGATATTCGCGGTTCCATGACCATCCGCGAGTTTGACCTTCCTTGTGAAATTCGAGCAGGGTCAGCTGCGCCATCCGGGCGTCTTGAATCTGCTGATCCTCCAAGCTCGACACCGGCATTTCGCCAATGTTCATGAGCAGTGTGTTCACGGCATCCAGCAGCGTCGTGCGCCCCGGAGTCGCTGACTGCATGGATGACCCCATTTGAACTGTGCACAGGTGCTGCACTCATGTTACGGCGGCCAAAAAAAGGGGCCAGCCGAAGCTGACCCGCAGTTCCACTTTCTGAATCAAGCTTACGGGCTGACGCTGATGTTCGCCGCACACTCAGCGCGGAGAACGCCCATCCCGATGGATTGACGAGCCACAAGCAATGTGGACTGGTGAGAAACATTCCAGTCGCCGCTGGTCACCTGCAGTGCAGGAGAGAGCAGTGACAGGACACCCATGCAATCACCGTGGAACACCAGACCCTTGCAGTTGCTCAGATCTTGTGCGTATTCCGCGTTATTGTCGCCAGCGACTAATGAGTAGTCGGCTTGGGTGACGTGGTTGCTTCGCAGGATAGGAATTCCAGCGATTTGCAATGTTTTGCCTTCTGCAATTGTGCCGTTCGCGCCATAGCCACCTGCGAAATCTGCGTTGATTGCGCGGCTGGATTGGGTGATGGCGTAGTAATCCTCAGGGCCAAATACGGCATACATTCCTGAATCAACAGGAACGTCCTTCTTTTCCATCTCGATCCTGCAATCGAAGATGGCATTCACCAAGGCATCGCCCTTTTCTTGACGAGTTGCATCAGCAGCGGTGTAGTCGGTTCCGAGGGTGACGGAAGTGCCCGTCCGGCCAGTGTTGATGCTCTTGTTCAGCGGTTCAGTTGTGTTTACTGAAGCGGCATAAACAATGCGCAAAGCACGCTTGTCCCACTCATATGCGAGAGCACGCCCCAATTCGCGGGTTATCTCTTGCCTGGCCGGCCAATAAGCCATGAGCTCATCAACTTCCGCGATCGCGGCATCAGCCACCATCAAGGAATCAAGGTTGAGAACACGCTCATTTAGCGCAGAAGGATCGTTGGTCGCACCGGTGATTTCTGTGCCGGGCTGATGGTATGCCAAATGTTATCCCGAAGGCTCTTTATCCTTCGGTTCTTACGGTTTACCATCCCGCAAGGTCAGACTATATCTTCACCCCCTAGTTAATAACTGGTTGGGTGCAGGGCACTCGTGGATCCGTTACTGAGTTTCCTCTCGGGATCTAGTCGTTGAACCTTCCAGATTGTGGTCTGGCTTGGCTGCTGATTCCCCAAAGATGGAGGGGTCCCAGACAATTCACCCTGTTATCGCAGTTCGCTTACGCGAATGCGGGCCGCAATTCAGCCTCTTGCTTACCGGTGATGGGGAACGCCATGGATTTGCCTCCACGGATGTTCCGTTCCTTCACCTTGCCCTTCATCACGCAGTATTCCTCAAAGGCGCTCAGCACCTCTGCAGAACCCAACTTGAGGAACAGGGCTTTGTAGCCATCTTGAGCAGTAGCACCAGCGGCCCATGAGCCACCGGTGCCCTTAATTTGACCTACTCGTTTGAGATCAGCGTCAGCCATGACGGAAGAATTGATTGAAGTTTGCGGTTAGGTAACGCAGCTTTCTCAATCCTCTCGGTTATCCCCGCAGGGGCCGATCAGTTGCAGATGTGCAGAACACCTGCGATCAATTTAACCAAAGACATCCGAATTGTTCATCAGCTCAGCGAACTTGCGCTGATATTCGGTGTCCACGTCATACAGACGCTGACCCTTGCTGTTCCGCTTGTTCATGGCTTCCAGCACTTCTGCCTTGCTGTTGAACCTGCGTTGAGTTTCTGCTGGGGCCTGACCACGAATCAGCCTTGGCTCTGACGGTGCCGCTGGTGCGCTCTTGGCCTGCAATGCCTTCAGTGCCCAACGGATGGCCTGCGTGTTCCCAGAATTCACAACATCGTTGTAGTCAGCCAGCTCTGCCTCAGTCAGGCCGCCAGCGTCTTTTGCCCATTGGCTGATCCTGTTGAATTCAGCGTCACCGCCAATCTCATTTTTGATTGCTTGCTGTTCGGCCTCACTTAGTGGCCCTGCTTCAGCCTTGCTGCCACCGGCCTGAGTCCTGGCAACGTAGTTCTCGACAACCTGCCGGGGAACGCCAACAGCTTGAGCCA